ATGTTTTTACTCTTCTGGGAGAAGACCACTGCCAAAGGAATCGCATGGTCAATAGTGACCGGCATCCTGTCGTCGGTACTTATAATCGCAAAAACGAAATGTACACAAATTTAAAACGAATTGTACATTAATTCCACGCATCCGGGGCATTAAAATTCTATTTATTCTCCATTGAGTTGATTATTAAAAGATTCTTATCTTTGGGTATAAATATACGCCAAATGAAAAAAGTCGCTATCCTGATCACAGCTATCCTGATCGCAGCTGCAGGCTGCAAGAAAGAAGAAACCATCATACGGCATGACGTTATGATTCGTGGCAAGCAGTCACTGACCACCAGCAAAAGCGAAACCCATCTTACCCCGGTTGAAGTTGCCAAGGAGGCTACATATATCGTCTATAGGGTAAAAGAATGGGGATGGAATCCAGGCAAGCTATACATAATCGATGGCCTTCGCGATACGGTTAATGGCATTCTGATGCGTAATTCATGGGACATCCTCGACCCGTCGAACTATGCGCTCGATAGCGCCTTTATTACCGGTAAAGATATGGTTCTTGAAAGGTATTTAAATGGATGGACCCTTCAGGATGGAATCAACTGGCCACACATCGATACCATTGGATATATTCCCAACTCTGTTTTAAAGAATGCCTATGATCTTATCATACCCGCGTTTAAGAACAAGCAATGGCAGGAGATTTATGACATCTTCAACGAGAAGTTTGTTTTCCTTCCCATAACCGGAGCTGAGTACCGAGAGCTTGTGAGAACCGGATTAAATTAAGCTCAGCTCCCCGCTATTTGTACATAAAAATTAAGATTAGTGCCCGTACCTGCGCTTCTTGTTCTCACCTGGAAGCTATTTATCCCTACATTTAATACCATTGCCGTGTAGTTACCATCACCCGACACTGTTACAAGCGGGCAGTAGTTTATGTGCCCAAGGTTGTGGGTAATTGTATAAAGCCCTCCACCATGCGCGGTTACGTTGCTTATTATGCTATTAAAACAGTTAGATAAATTCCCATTTGATTGGACGGATGCTGCTGCAAGGGCCCCGAACCCTTTGATCAGATCATTCTTCACGATATTAGCTGTTGGACTGATATAGTGATAATGTGATGCATCGGTGATCAGGAACATACCGTCACGGAAGATCCTGCTGACTGAAACCACGCTCTCTCCGGAGAGGGTGTTATTAGGCACTACTATTGCGATGTCACATTCTGCACTCGCAAATACATTGGCGGAATAAGCCTGGGCGGTCAATTTGATTTTATAGTCTCCCGCGGTCATGCCGGAAAATTGTTGAGCGGGTATTGTTGCGTTCTGATAATCATATTCGTTGCCTGGGGCGCCTGTTGCTCCAGCCGATAGGCCGCCAAGAAAGACTTCGCTACTATCTGGTTTAACAAGAAAGGCACTTACATAACTGGACGCCCCGCGATCAAGCTCTTCTCCTCCTTCTCCCCAGTCAGTGGCTGTACAGGTGCAGGCTATTTGAGGAATCAAAATAGTGTAGTTACTCCCCGATGAGGGCAGAGTGAGAATTGCAGAATACTGAGTGTCATAATCGCTGCCTTCAGAGTATACCCCTGCAGATGCCTGGACTGCCGCATTAACGCTACTTGAGGAGTTCTCAAGCAGGGATGCAAGCGAGGGAATAACTGAGGAGGTGATGATCGTTTTTGGCACATTAGCTGCATCGTAAATGATTACCGACTTGCTTGTCTGATCCAGCTCAATCCTTTCGCCACTTGCGGCGGTCTTAAAGCTTCCGGCGAGCTGAACATCGATGGCGAATACTTTCCCGCCGTCGGTAACGACATACTTTGCACCGTTGACATCACCAGCTACGCGGGCAACTGCGGCGGCCAGGGATCCTCCTGCATAATGTCGTGGAGTATTCGCTGTGCCTGCAGCTCCGTTAATGCCCGCCTTCTCAACCCATGTGCCTGCCTGGTTAACGGCGCCAAGACGAATAATTGTTGACGATAGCAGCCCTCCCTGGATAGTTGTGTTATTCGCAAATGCCTCCTTTAGATAATCAGCCTCCGTGGCTTTCGCCAGAGCAGCGGCAATAGCGGCATCAAGCGAGGGTACATCGGAATTTGTAAGGTCATAAACCGTGGCAAATGACACATACCAGGTAAACGTTGAATCACCACCCCCGTTAATATAATAAAAATGAGTGGTGCTGAAGACGCCGTCGTAACCACATTTGACCAGGGAAATATATTCCTCGAATCGTCCCGTTCCAAGTGTTGGCGTTAACCAATGCTGAGATGACCCGGTTCCTGTCGCGTTTGAGGCAAAAAACACACTTCTCCCAATTGGAATGTTTGCATAAAAACGACAAACCAGAATAGCATTAGGTCGTGCTGGAGTACTAAAATAGAATCCTCCGTAGCCAGGACTCGCCCCACCTGCGCCTGCAGTATATGTTATTGAAAGATCATGCCCTGTTGTTCCGAAATTCGGGGAATCGATTTGATTTGTTAAAGCATGAGTGACCGTTCCATTACCCTCATTATTATATGGTACGGTTGAGTTATAACCGGCAATGAAAGAGGGATCTCTATACAACATTTTACCATAGCCAGTAGCTTTCGCGAGTAAATTAGCGTTATCTGCAGATGACATCGCAATATTGGCGGCAGTATCATCGGTATATTTCGAAGCCTTGTCCCAATCTCCTGCTACATAACCGCCCGATGCTCGAGCTGTGATACACTTCATAAGATCGCCTGCGGCTCCCTGGCTCCATAGGTCACCCAGATCGTAAGGAGTGGTTGGTTGGGCTGTAAAAACTCTTCGCTTGCCATCTGCTGTGTCCTGGGCGGTTGCAGCATTAGCAAGTGCAAGTGCTACATCTGTATCTTTAAGAAGCTCCCAGGAGTAAACTGCTCCGGTCTTAGAAAACCGGTAGCCAAGTCCTGTATCTTTATTATAGAAGAGATCGCCCAGATGGGTATCCTTTATCAGATCCGTAGCCCATCCTGAAGCAGGTGCGTTGGCAAGAGATGGCACGTAAGTGTCAAAGTAAGTTGTAATCTGTCCATCTATCTGTTCCTGAAGGTTCGCCACTATTGTATCAACCTCGGCTTCCAGAGCAAATGGACTAAGATCGGGCTTGTCGGTGAGATTCTCATACCCGGACGTGCCAGCCTGAAATGAAAACTTGCCCTGGATAACCTTATTGATAAGATCAATAAAAGTAGTCCCATCCGCAGAGGTAATTTTGTCAGTTGTTATCCTTCCGGGCAATATCTCGGAATACCCATACAAATCGACATAGCTACGATCACCTTCATCGTTTTCCATATTAAGGATCCCAATAAGCAGATGATAATAGCCCGCTACCGACTCGATAGCGATAGCTGCTTCGCTCAAAAGAAAGATTCCTGTCTGATCTGACTTGCTGACCTTGGCATAAAGGTAATAGCTCTTATCGCCTTCCGCGAGTGCGGGACTCTCATATAGGGCCACCGACCAGAACTTATATTCTCCTGCAGCATGAGAGGAAGATATAGTAGAAATTCCGAGGGTCATATGCTGGATAATACCTGCAGGGCTGGTCAGTACCTTGGTGCCGGGATCAAACGAAATATTATGGGCTACTTGAATAGGGGTTGCCATATCATCGACAAAGCGCAACTGCAGGCTTTCATCTCCTACAAGAAGAGCCATTGTCTGGACTGTTACAGGATTGATAGAACCGGAGAAATTCGAGAATGCAGCTTCGATCATCCGGATAGTTTCCTGTGCATCGCGAAAGCGGCGTTTAGTAAAACTGATCGCCTCCTTGTGGAGCCCTTCTGTTACGACTTCATTTGCCTTTATCTTTCTCAGATCATTAACAATGCTTCTTCCCGTTACGGAATTTGAAAGCTCCAGAACAGGAAAATAGGGATTGTTTACAAGGTCCTTTACACCGATGATCCTGACAAGAACCCCTGCGGGCTCAAACTGGGTGTCGCTGAAGCTGACATAACCCCCGACCTTGATCTTTCCACCTACCGTGAGCCAGTTCTGCTTTGCCCAGATTCCGTCCAGCTCACCGGTGAAACTGAACTTGGGATCCTCATTTTCATAAAGGTACTTAACCGCCTCACGAAACATATCCCAGCTGGCACCTGACTCGGTAGCGTCATCAGATATATAAGCATCAGGAAGCTGTATTCCAAATACAGCGTATTTATCGCCCACTACAGGGGAGAAGGTTTCATTTGGCATTGTCTGCCCGTCGATCTCCTGAGGAACGATCTTAAAGCGCCGCTGTGCGTGTACATAGCCTGTAAGGGCAGCATCAGTCTGCTCAATGTCGAATTCTCTTCCGGAGAGGATCCCTGACTGGAATATAATGGTAGCCTTTTCACCTGCGGTCCTGTACTGGGAGTAATCCAGATCCACCGGTATTGAACTGTCCAGAATATCATAAAAGTGGTCCTCGGCATTAATTATCTCAACCGAGCTGATGGTCCCCACTCTGGAGGGATAAATATGCGATAGATCCAGACTGTCTTCGCTGTTTAACACCACGGGCTTATCTGCCCTGGTAACCGAGAGTCCGTCTGCGTCGGTTTCGTAGGTCCTACCTTCATAGACCAGTTGCTGACTTTTGGGTAGTAATAGCTCATGAGATCCATACTTACTAAAATCGATATTCCTGGTACCTCCCTGAACATAGAGAACCTCCACCGGCTTAGAGCCATTATAATTCATTCTACCCACTCCGGGTTTAAACCCGTTACCGCGGCCATATGAGAGTTCCAGCGGGGCTTCTTTATTATATTCAACCCGGCGAAGGCTTATCTCCTTGCCATTTACTTCCCACTCCGAGTCAAACTCATCGGCTATCATCGACAGTGCTGCCTGGCAGTAAACGTGGCTGTAGGAAATAAATTTCTCTACCCCTGTGATGCACATTCCAACGCTCCACCCGCTATCCCGAAGGTTCATGTTATCCACTACGAGCTGAAGATGATCGGCAGGAGTTGCTGTGAGATTAAACTTTAGCCTTCCGTCCACAATGTTCCTGATCTTATACCGCCGGGATCTTGCCCAGGCGCTCTCGAGAGAGAGTGTGTATTCAAAGTTTCTCTCTCCATGCTTTTTGAAATTTACAGGATCTTCCAGGGTGAACGTCTCTCCCTGGAAGGAGCAATAGGACCCCACAGGAATGTCTACAAACTCAGTGTGCCGGAAATACAATGTAAGTGTACTTATTTCCTGCAGGCTTCGATACCTGTAGCTGCTATCGGTAACAGGCACATCAAGGATCTCGACATCAAGGCTATTATAGATCTTCATAAGGTTCAATTAAATTGGTTCGTAAACATTAGCATACAGATCGAGTGTGAACTTGGCCTGCGCCCGGCCGGTTGACCAGGGACGTTTTTCAAAGCTGCTCATAGTGGAGTAGTAACACTGCAGATCAATTGCAGGGAGATGAACAGAGATAACACCTGATGAAATCAGGTTCCATAGGGCAGAATAGTTGTGCAGGAATTCATCACGGTCAGAGCAGATCATCGTACAGACTATCTTAATCGGTTGCTTTTTTCTTTTGGGGGTTAATCCAACATCCGCCGTGAGTCCGCTCCGGTACTGGCTCTCTGTTATTATTCCTTCCCGTGTACCAAACTTCAGGGCAGAGGAATAGATATCATTTACAATTATCCCGAACTCAGCCAGGTCTACCCCGTTCACTGTGACAAGTGTGTCAGAGGGCCGCCAACCTTCTGGGAGAATGATCAGGGGGGACAGGAACTGTAGTGGGTCGTCCATGGAGTAAACCACATCAATGTAAGTGCTTTTATCTCCGGAAGACGAAAACCCATGTTTTTGACTGTAGCCAGAGACCTCAATAAAGCGCATCAGAAAAGTCTTATCAAACTCCCGGATATATACAGACCGGTTCCCGGATTGGTTATGGAGGGCCATAAAATCACTCAGTCGGCTAACAAACGTCAGTTGATCGCCCTTTAGATAGTATTTAACCGTTACTTTTTTTGCGGCAAACACCGGGTCGTTATTGTCAACCTCTGCTCCATCCAGCTCTGGCCAATCGTTTTCTGCAGGATCCTTGCGCGCAGGAAGTGAAATAAAATCATTATCGCCTCCCCTGCAGATAAAAGCGCCTAGGGTGTAGATGTCAACTCCGTCAATTATGCAGGCTCCTGTCATGATCTGACTTTTACTCCTTTAGTGTTTATATCATCGAGGTTCTTGCTGACATCTTCCAGGTACCGACAGTAAGAGGTATTGTCAGCTATCGCTTCAAGCTGGCTGTGCATCATTGCCGAGAACACTGCCCTTTCGCGCTCGATCTCATAGCTCTGGCGGCCAAGAGCGCGGATATCAGCGACAATTCCCTGAATTGATGTAACGCGCCCTGAAAGGTCATCAATACTATCCTGGCTCGCAGCGGCGATACCTTTGGCTGTTGCCTGGCGCCCCGGACCTTCATCGGATCCCCACATGTCGTATCCTGCCTCGCCCGCTCTTTTCTTAATTGAATCCATCAAGGCGATATATGCATCATCACGCTTACCAACCTCGTCCATGAGCCAGTCATAATCATCCAGAATATCCTGATCTCCGGAGAGAGGATCCAGTGAGGCGGCCAGGCGATCGGCAAATTCATCAAACACGTCAGCGAAGATTGTTGAATACAGAAGATCCTCAATGAATTTCTCCATACTGGCAGATGCTGCATCAAACATCCTTGCACTTGCGTCTTCTCCGGCCTTCCAGGCATCGACGATAGCACTCTGCAGAGAGTTTCCTATGTCTCCGGCCAGAGAGGTTACTACTTCTTTGATCTGCGCTCTTGCCTCCTCTATTGCCCCGGCCCAGTCAAGAGCATTCTGTAAAAGCTGTTTAGTTTTGTCATCGACCTGGTTGGTAGAGATAAGAGTTTGAGCCAGCTCTTTATTAATGTTGCCGGTTGCATCCACGAGCTCAGGGAAGACATCAAGCAGGCCCCCAAACATCTCCTTTTTCTTCTTACCACCAAAGAGCCCTGCTATGCCGCCGATAAGCCCTCCGACAATGGCTCCGACTGCTGGGCCTATAACAGGGATAAAAGAGCCCACAGCAGCCCCTATTCCGGCTCCTGAGGCCGCTCCTTTTCCAACATTCCCCCAGTCTATTGCGTTTTTCAGGTCCGTTTTAGCCCTTGCTCCGGAGAGCTTATCCAGAGCATCCTGATAGCCTCGGGTTGCATCTGTGAGCGCACCAAAACCATCGTTTAACCTCCCGGCATAATCATTGACAAAGCCAGATCCGGAGAGCTCACTCTGAAGGCGAAGCTGATCATTAAGTGCCAGGGCATATTCATGAGCAAGAGCTATCTGGTTCTCATAATACTCTTTTTCTACCTGCCTCCTTTGTTTCGCAGCCTGAGAAAGCATATTTATTATATCAACTACTGACGATATTCCGGCCTCGACTTTATCCATCTTAGTGGAGCTCTCATCAAGCGATACCGATATAGTATTGACAGCCTTGCCAACCGCTCCAAAAACTTCACCAACATCGCCTCCGAGGCCAGAGAGCGTACCTGCAATCTTTTGTAACGAGGAAAGGGCCTCCTGGAGTTTTCGTAGAGGGATATCATCGAGTTCGGCGTTCATCTCCTGAATGTCGAGAGTTACCTGAGTGATCTCATCTGACACGTCTTCTCCTGCCAGTTCCAGCTCACGTAGCTTGAGTAGCCTCTCTTCAGCCCCTCGCTTTTCAATCTTCAGTAGATTCTCCTGCTTTTGAGTCTCAAGCAGAACACCTCTGTTTTTAAGTTGCTGCCTACGAAGATCTATCTGTGTTGTAAAATCAATCCTCTCAAGTTCATAACTTATCAACACAAGTGAAAGCTCTTTCTGTCTTTTCTTCTCCAATTCTGCAGATGTCTCAGCGATCATATCCTGATCAGTATAATGATCTCTAAGATCAGCTTTACGCTGATCATAAAAAGCATTAACATCGGCAAGCTGCTTTTCGAGGCGGCTGCGGAACCGCTGGTCGATATCGTTCCACATTTCGCTGACCTCAGAGGAGGCAACACTTCTTAGCTGCTGCAGCTCGGCCTCATATTTTGTCTTTACGGAATCTGCCCAATTTTTTAGAAGCGAGCGCTGCTCGGTGGCGGGCTTGCCTGTTATCTTTTCGAGATCGGCAACCTCCTTAAGTTTTTGATCTATGATAGCAATTTGCCGATCATATTGCGCTTTCAATTCTGCTTCTTTCTTAGCGGCACCTTCCTGCATAGCTGCCACAACTGCCGCATCAATTTCCCCCTGGAAATCAACACTCATTTTAGCAAGCTTCTCTGCAGCCTCCCTTGCCTTCTCTTTCTCTTTCTCTCTTTTTTTGTCTTCGTCGTCTTTGTTTTTGTTAAACGCGCTTAAACCACCACCAGATAATGCATTTGCAGCATTCTTATCATGGCCGAGAGCCTCGTCTATCATTCTCTGCCACGCCTTAATATCCCTATCTATATCTTCTTTAAGCTTGGTTTTGGACTTATTTTCAACCTCATAACCGGTCCCCCCGCTACCCATCGGACCAGACGTAGTATATCTGGTCTTGGTATCACTCATGGTTTTCAGGCGCATCTGTTTGGAAACAATCTCTTTATACCTTTCGGCAGCCATCTCCATTAGAGCAAGACTTTTGGCCCGTTCCATTACTGCTGTGCGAAAAGCATCTGTCCCTTCATTGCTGAATAGAAGTTCCGCATCATTAACACCGGTAATGGCAACGCCAAGCTTCTCAAACTCACTCTTATTGTCCTCGATGAACTTAGTCTGTGCCTTGATGTCTCCCTCGAGGGATTCATATCCCTTTTTAAGCTTCTCAAAAGCCGTTACCTGCTCCCCTGAGGCCTCGGCAACTGCTTCGGTAATCTTTTTCTGCTCCTTAGCGGCTTCCTTTTGCTTGCTTATGAATTTGCCAATGATAGCAACAATAGCAGTTATGGCCACAGAAAGCCCAAGGGTAAGAGTTGCCATCAGGGCCTTAGCGGCCACATTGCTGATACCAAGCGCCACGGCCAGCCTTGTAGAGGACACGGCCCATAACTGCTTTGCCTTGGTCACGGTGGTGATCCTGAAGGCGCTTGTAGCATGGAGGGTGTTGCTGATCTGCTGCAGCCCGATGGTGATGGCCATCAGTGATTGAACCTTCGTCTGGATCTTGGCGAAATTCTCACTCTCGGCATTCACCAGGCCAAATGCACCTGCACCGGCTGAAAGCAATCCGGAGAGGGCGCTAATCCCTGAAAGTACCCCTTCCATCTGAGATCCCCCGGTAGACAAGGCTTTTTGGGTGTTGAATACTTCCCTGTAAGCCGTGCCAAGCAGTCCAAGTCGTTTCTCAAGCTCAGAGTATTCCTTGGTATTTTCTTTTCCCTCGAGCTTTAGGGCGGCCATTGCCTCTCGGGTTTCCCGAATCCTGGTCTCGAGAGTTTTCATTTTAACGGCGGATGTTTCTGACTTCTTCCCTAATTCCACCAGGGCGGCTTCTTCGCCCTTGAGCTCAATCTTTAGCTCTCTTACTGCCTTAGAGAGCTTTTGGCGTTGAGCAAGCTGATCCTCGTCATGAGTTGCAATATTAAACTTATTAAACTCCTTGGTTACTTCAGCAAGAGAAGCTTTAAGTTCTGATATCACTTTTTTCTGGATGGCAATATTCTCCTTTACATTCTCCTGCATCTGCTTGGATGCACCAGAAATGTCATCAATACTCTTCGCAGCTTTTTCACCTTCAACCTCTACATTCTGCTTGAGGTTAATTTCTATTTCAACGGGATCAAAATCGCTCATCTTCCAAGTGCTTTTTTTAAATCATCGACATTGTCGAATGTTGCTGCCCGGGTACCCTTTACATAACGGGGTGAATCGGAATATTCCATCATGAGGTTTATCCAGCTTTCGCCCCAAAGAACCTGCTTAAGAGTATATCCTCGTGCATCCATTATCTTACCTAGCAATCCCCACGGGCTATGGAGGCCTTCCATTCGGCCTTTTACCTCCCGTTTTTTTCCTGACCCAAATTCTTCGGATTCATCATCATCATCGCCTCCGTCAAGAGAAATTTGGTAGTATTCATAAAATCCGATAGTCGGTTCTGAGCTTCCACCACCTGGAACATTTCTACCAGTGTCCCGGCAGGTACTCTCCAGATGAGCTTCCTTGTGAGAGCCTCCAGCTTCTTGTTAATCAGGATCTCATCATTTAGGATTGCTATTGCGATACATTTTGCCACCGGCCTTATAGATTTCTCAAGGAAGGACCAGTTCTCCATGGCAATAGCCTCACTGATTCCTTCACCCACAACCACCCTGGATATCTCCAGTATGGTTCCTGCTCTTAAAGGACGGATATCGATTCGATCCCTTCTCAACAGACGGGAAAGAAAAGAGGCGGGAAGTCTGAACCGCACGCCTCTGTCTAGTATCCGCTCAGCAGCCTGTACCCTGATGCTCATGTCCGGCTAAAGAATGATATCAACATCCCAGTCAGCTGCAGCAACAAGTGCCCTGAACTTGAAGGGGTATTTTATAACGCCACCAACACCCACGGAGGCATTCACCATAACATATCCCTTTGCATTGGGAACGATGATATCACCACCATTTGTGAGGGTGAATTTGATCGCCTTGTTAAGAAGGATCTTCTTAGCCGAGCGATGTAACCGCATGGCTGCATCAACGCCAACTATTGCACCTCCGAGAAGGTCAAGTAGCTGTGCCCTGGTAGCATTAATGAATGACCCGGTAAGGTTAGTCCCCTTGCCCATAATGTCATAGTCTTCAGCTGCATCGTTCTCGTGAGAGAACACTTCACTTTCCTCAGGATCATCATCCGAAATGACAACCTCGTCATCACGAAGAGTAAGAGGCTGCTCTTCCCATACCGCGGTTGCAAGATCGGCGGCTGCGGCAATAGGATCTGCAAATTCAATCTTGCTTACCCTTACCTTTAAATAGAGTTTTTCTGCCATTTAACTAAGTTTTTAATTATTAATAAAATTGGTTTTAGATATTTGAGTGTGGCGATCAGAGCTATAAGAATCGCGACTGCGATTACTCCGCGCTTGATCCACCGGTAAATGTCGTTTATCGTTTTTTGAAGCCTTGATTCCTTCTCCTTATACACCTCTATATCGTGCCGGTATGTATTTACGCTTCGTTCCAGGACATTTATCTTTGCCAGGTATTCATCACAGTTGGCCTGTGCGGTAGCAGTGCCCAGGGGAGTAATCTCAAGCTGAACGCTGGCACGGGAACTTCGAGCTGTTACTTTCTGTGGTACCGGCTTATTGTCCTGAATCAAAATCGGCAACGAGACCTTGATGGAATCACCCGGAACTACGACCTCCCGCTCGACGTACTCTTCCACCACGACCGTGGAGTCAGTTGATGTGCTGTGAATTAGAACCTGCTTCGCCCGGCAAGACGTAAGCAAGAAAAACCCAATCAGGAGTATGTAACTAAGGGTGCGCATTGTGGATCTCGTTTTTTATTTGCTCAACAGGTCCTTCAATATTGTCCGGGGAAATCTTTTCCAATAACTTCAGAATTTTACCCAGTCGACGGGTAATGTCCTGGAGTTTCGTGGAGAATGCCGCGTTAGTAGTGTTTAGTTTTTCGACTGTCGTTTTCAGGGCCTTGGCTTGTACTTGCCACTCCGCCAGGGCAGCGTTATGCTTCTCACGGCTTTCCTGTAGCTCAGTTTTGAGACTCTCTGCCATCTCACGCCAAATCTTAATTGCCTTTTCGACATTATCAAGTTCAGCTGAATCCGCTGACGCCACTTCCCTGGAGGCTTCTGCAGCTACTTTTTTACGTTGTGACCGCATAGTAAAAAGCGCTATGATCCCACCGCCCAAAAGGAGGTTAAGAATGATACTGAGTACTTCAAATATGCTATAAGACATAGCCCGAGGGAATAAAGGTTTTCAATTTCTCGCGGATCTCTCCAACGGTAATCTCCATATCCCTGTTAAGATCATACAGGGGGTTCCATCTTGCTACCTCTCTTGCAGAGAGATTCCTGGCCTGCAGGACCCATTGGTCTGGTTTACCAATCGCTACAGGGAAGAGGACTGCCAGGTATGTATCCGTGAGGCTTTTCATCCTTCCCTTATACGGCAAGAGGTATTTAAACACGTATTCAAGCTGCTGCACGTTACTCATAGTTTTAAGTGCGCCAGGAGTAGTGCCCAGACCCCTGGCGGTTGCAGAGAGAAATTGTATCAGTCCTACGGCGCCAATTGAGTTGGTTATCCGATGATCAATCACGTGGAATTTCGAAGCAGCTGTCTCTATGTAGAATATGATCATGAGCCATGCCGGGTTAATGCCCAAACTTGAAGCTATCCCCTCGAGCCGTGAGGCAAAAGCCTCACGGTTGTCGGGAACAAGGTCAATATATGGCAATCGGCTCATGGAATCTATCTATTTTCTTAACCTACGGTACGACCACGCGTGCATCGTACAGCACGATATCCTCGCCGAATACGATATTAGTGTCGGCCTTCATCAGCATTTTGAAAAAGTATTTTTCCCCAGCATTGGTCAGCTTGTCGATTTGAACCACGTCAGCATCGTCGACAAAATCAACTCCTGCCCAGAAGTTCGAGTCGATACCGGAGGTTGCATAGGCTGCTACGATGACATCTTTGGGCCAATCAGCCAGGGGAACTATCTGAAACCCTTTGAACCTCTCTGGATTCATGTTAGTATAATCAGTTCCCTTGTATGGCTTCTCGGTGAGTACATAGTCGTATATCTCTGCGTCCTCAGTACTCATAAACAGCTTCACGTTTTTCTTAACGTTTGCTGCCTTCATTGCCTTTGGAATCTTGGCCACTACGCTCTTAAGTGCAGCCAGCACATTAGCGTCCACTATTGCTGCTGCGTCCGCGATGGAGATTACAGCAACGTCTGCAGTTATACGCGAGAGAATCCCTGCAAAAAAGTCTCCTTCTGCCTCGGAATATTCACCGTTGATGAACTCGCCGCCAAGCTGAAAATCAACAACCTTTGCAAGTTCTCCAAGTAACTGGTTTTGAACTTCCGCCGGCAGTTCCCGGAATACCAGGTTGCCAGTTGGCTGGAAGGGGCGCCAGATCTGTTCGAAGGCCCTTGGATTGAAGGTCGTAAAGGCCATGAAATCCTTCGGTTCAAGTACCTTTTCGTCAATCGTAAAATCGCCAGCTGAGTCTTCTTCGGTAGGTTGTTCTTTGCGTTTTTGTAGCATATTACCTACTCTCAAGCGCGGAATAACAAATCGTTTTTGGACGCCGGGTTGAACATGCAAGTGTCCCCCTGAAACTATTTCATTTCCTGTGGTTGCGCGTACAAGAAGCTGGTCGAGCACCTCGCCCGCATAAACGGTTGAGATATTTATCGCCATTGGCAATACTCCGGCCAGAGGCTTTACAAGGAGACTGAGGGCAGAACCTGCCCCTATTACCAGGAGCGGATCCAAAGCCGCGGCATCGGCTAAAATTGAACCGGCAATGACGTTAAACAGCAGGGCTGTCATGACCATCAGAATTGATTTTGTTGCTTTCATCGTAATTAGATTAGTATTAAAAATTTAGTTTATACTTCAGTTGGAGTTGGAATTCAGGGAGAGACTACTTCTTGTTTGCCGCCTCGATTTCCTTCTGCCTTGTTGTCCAGGCACTTTCTCCAGTACCGTCTGCACCAAGCTGTGATTTCACATCCTTGCGCTTAGGCAACTTGCCGAGCTCTGCAGATGCTCCTTCAAAGTCGTTTTCAAAGTTCTTACCCCAGAATACTTTTGAGGTGTGTTTCTCGTCATCGGCCAGACGACCATCTTTGATAGCCTCAGCAATCATAGCATCAGCCTTGATTTTCTGAGCATTCTTTTCGGCAAGCTCGATAGCATCAAGCTTAGCCTGGAGAGCGTTCTTGTCATCCTTTTCCTTTTGCAGGTCGGACTTAAGGGTGGTGTTCTCAGAGAGAATAGGGCTGATGGCGTTTACATAATCAGCCTCTGTTGCCTCAGGTGATAATTTTAAAAGGTCTGCTACTTTTTTCATTTCTGTATCATTGGTTAAAAAATATTGCGACAGGCGGTCTTTCGCGTTAATACCGGCACAGGCACGGATCATATCTTTGGTGTTCTTGTCAATTTTTATCTTCTCCCTGACGGAAGAGACGAATCCTGCATCCTTGGCCTCCTGGGCTGTCATCCAGTAGTCAACGCCGGAATCCCATTTCTTTTTGAATCCTTCCTTATCAATGGCTTTTCCTTCAAGCACAACGAAGTAATCCTTTTCAATATCCTTTAGCATCTTAAGATATGCCTCGATATCTGCTGCTTTACCAAAAGCACCTCCCATAGGAGGATGAATCATAAACTGACCATTAGAAGGCATTGAAAACTCTTCGCAGATCCCGGCAATGTATCCGCCTGCGCTGGCTACTATTGCTCCTCCATCGCCTGTAATCTTCTTGAAATTCTCAACAAGGAGATTGGCAATCTCGTTGGCATCAAAACAACTGCCTCCAGGGGAGTTTATATACACTAAAGCTTCAGTGCAACCTTCCTCAACAAGTTTCCTGATATCCTCACGAAATTGTTTTGAGCTGACATCCCAACCGATTTCTCCTATTATATCGATATTGGCGACCTTGCCTTTCTTAACTGCTGATATCTGAAAAGGAATCTTCTCCATTATTTATTACTCGTTTTTAGAAAAGTCAAATAAAATTACCCGGGGCGAGAAATCCAAAAAGTGTTGCTTAGTTGAGCATACTCGTTGTCAACTAAGCAACACTCATGCTCAACCTTGCTATACTTTTTCTCTTTTGGTACCTCAAATCGTACATTTCGGAAAAAGAAAAAATGGGCAGGAAAAAAAATGAGATCCAGCAGATAAAAGATCATGCTAAAATTCTTTTTCTGCATGAAAACCTCACGCAAAAAGAAATTGCCGGACGCGTCCATATATCAGAAGTATCCCTTAGTCGATGGATAAACGAAGAGAGATGGGAGAGCCTGAAGGTTTCAATTACCATAACCCGTGAGGAGCAGCTAAAAAATCTTTACCGCCAATTGTCCGAACTGAACAAGGCAATTGCTGAGCGCCCGGAGGTAAAATATGCAACGGCAGTAGAGGCTGACACAATCAGTAAGCTAGCCAGTGCGATAAACAAAATGGAAAGCGATATCGGTGTTGCTGATATTGTATCGGTTGGAAAGAGCTTCATCGGATGGGTTCGCTCTTATGATGTGAAAAAGGCACAGGAAATAACTCCTTTATTCGATTTGTTCTTAAAAGATAGTCTGAAATGAGCACAAGAAGGTTAAAGCCCGGAGATAAGCATGCTCTAATCGACTGGGAAGGATTTGTAAAGAGCATCGAGCAGGAAACGACAGCTGATTACAACCTCTCCGAGGCTGAAAAGGAAAAGAAGAGGGTCCGCCTGGAATCCGATCCGGAAACTTGGATAAAAGAAATGTTTCCAAACTATGCTTCGGCTCCCTTTTCAGAATTCCAGAAAAAGCTTATTAAGCGTATTGTCAATAATCCCGACTGGTATGAGGTTCTTAGCTGGGCAAGAGCTCTGGCTAAATCAACCATAGTCATGATGGTTATTTTGTACCTGGTACTGACGGGTAAGAAGAAAAATATCATGCTGGTATCCGACAGTAAGGATAACGCCATCCGACTTTTGAATCCGTACCGTGCAAACCTCGAGGGCAACCAGAGGATTAAATATTTTTATGGCAGCCAGGTTGGTTTCAAATGGAAAGACGAGGAGTTCTATACAAAGAAAGGTGCAGCATTCAGAGCGTTGGGAGCTGGGATGTCTCCACGCGGATCCAAAAACGAGGCAATCAGGCCCGATACAATACTCCTTGATGATTTTGATACTGACGAAGAGTGCCTCAATCCCCAGATAATAGATAAAAAATGGAATTGGTTTGAACAAGCTCTCTTTTTTACCCGCGATACCTCAGAGCCTTTACTCACAATTTGGTGTGGGAACATTATTGCCGAGGATTGTTGCGTTACCCGCGCGGGGAATATGGCCAGGGACTTATCGAAAAGACCCACCAAACTCGGGAACTGGGATATTGTCAATATCCGCATGGTCGATATTCGTCACCCGGATCCGGTTAATGACTTCAAAAACGGGAAATCCGTCTGGCCCGAGAAAAATACCGAGGAGAAGATAGACATAATACTGGCCCAGGTATCTGAAGCAGCCGCACAAAAAGAGTGCTTTAATAACCCCGTTTCCACCGGTAAGGTTTTTCCTGAGATGAAATTCGGGAAGGTGCCGCCGCTACAGTCTTTCCCATTTCTGGTCGCATATGGTGACCCTGCCCCAAGTAATTCAACAAATCAGAAAGGATCTTATAAGACTCTATGGCTAGTGGGAATGAAGGACGGTGTCTATTATGTTATAACAGGTTTTCTGCAGAGGGTTGTAAATGCGGATTTTGTCGAGTGGTATTATGCAATCAGGGAACAGGTAAAGGACCGGGCGCAGCTTTATAATTATGTTGAGAATAACACCCTGCAGGATCCTTTCTATGAACAGGTGTTTATCCCTCTGTTTATCGAAGCTGCCAAGGCTCATAAAGGAGTAATTGTCGGCATCACCCCGGATACACGTAAAAAACCTGACAAATTTTCTCGCATCGAGGGCAATCTTGAGCCTATTAACAGGCTAAATAAATTAGTCTTAAACGAGGCAGAAAAGGACAATCCGAACATGAAGCAGCTTGTGGTGCAATTCAAAGCTGTGAATGCAAAGTTATCATCTCCGGCTGACGGACCAGACTGCATCGAGGGAGCTAAATGGATTATCGATTCAAAACTTACCTCTCTGGAGCCGGGATCCATCAGAACATTTCCCCGCTCACGCAATTCAAAACGAATTTAAACCCATTTAAATATGTATTTAAACATCGATGAAATTTATACACACCTCTACGAAGAAACAGTCGGTGCCATAGGCGGCAATGACGAGAGGTTGCTTCTTGCTGCAATATCCGGAGCAATAAGCGAATCAAAAGGATACCTGCACGCTTTTGACCTGGTGGAGATCTTTGGCAGAACCGGTGATGAAAGAGATCCACTGCTACTGATCTGGCTTAAGGATATTGCAGTCTGGCACTTTATAAATATTGCACGACCGGCCGTAGATTATGATGTGCGTGAGAGAAGGTATAATGCTGCAATTGCATGGCTGAAAGGAGTGCAAGAGGGCGATATCATCCCCGACTTCCCACGGCCTGTAAGCCCGGATACCGGAGAGGCGGAGAACACTACGGGAATTAAATTTTCAAGCAACACTAAACGCGGTAATTATATCTGATAGATATGGCAAGGACAAAAAAAGAAAGTATAATGCAGAGCAGCGAAGCAAAAGTCGTGATGCAAACGCTCGTTGTGCGCCCAGCAAAGATTGAGTCAGCAGACATCAATACCTGGCGTGAAGCAGTCAACTCTGCAAAAAAAGGTCTCCGGACTAAACTGTATGATCTGTATGAAAACCTGCTTAGCGACCCAATACTCAGTAACGCAGTAGAGCGCCGGGTGAATGCTATAGCCAATGCTGAAATAACTTTTCAGAAGGATGGTGACAGTGTCGAAGAGATCGACGACCTGATTGATACCCCGGAATTCGAAGAGCTGGTAAAGGAAATAATCCTTCACAAAGCTTGGGGCAAATCTGTTATCGAGGTTTCATTTTCTCCCAAGTTTGATGTATTCTCATTCCCACGGAAGCATATAAAAATAGCCAAGCTTGATAAGCCCCTACAGGAGAGGAAAAAATACATCGTGTCAAAGGAGTCTGACCTGACTGGTTATGAGTATTCTGACGACGAGTATATAATTGAATGCGGGAAAGATGATGAGCTTGGCTTCCTTTATAAAGCTGCTCCCTTTGTAATCTACAAAAGGGGTGACTTTGGAGATTGGGCTGAATTTGCAGAGGTATTCGGTATGCCCTTCCTGGTAGGTAAATATCCTGGTTATGATTCAAGGACCAGGGATCAGCTGTTTGAATCTCTCACAACAATGGGTTCACGATCTACGGTAGCTGTTCCAAAAGAGACCGAACTTGAAGTTCAAGCATCACAATCCAGTGGCAGCAATACCCTGTTCAAGGACCTGCGTGCTGCGTGTAACGAAGAGATCCTGATCGCAGTACTGGGTAATACAATGACAACAATAAATGGATCCTCCAAGAGTCAGGCAGAGGTTCATGCAGGCACACAGAAGGATATTGCAAATGCAGACCGTCGATATGTTCAAAGAACGCTTAACCGGTATCTCCAGCCACTGCTTTTAAAGCGTGGATACCCTGTCGAGGGTGGATTCTTTGCATTCCCTGATCAGGGAGAGAGCCTAACCACGAATGAACGACTTGATCTCGCCCTAAAACTGAAGAATGATGCTAAGGTCGCCGTTGATGATGATTACTTCTATGAGATCTCAGGCATTCCAAAGGCTGAATCCAACGATCCAGAGACTAAACCAGATCCCGATCCTGAGCCGGATGATCCGAAAGAAGATACCGAGCCGACGCCTGCACAAAAGAAGAAAGGGCTGAAAAGTTTTTTCGTAGAGGCCCCGGCGCCAACCTCCGGGGCAAAGCGGCAAGGCTTCACCGGGAGATTGGTCGACAGTATTACCGGAAGGGTTAAGTTTGATGATAAGTACTCGATCAACATTGCCAAACTGGTTGATGAGGCCCTGAGGGAAATCTATGGCAACGATTACCAACAGCTTGTCAATGCCAGGCTATTCGATATATCAAACTCTGTGCTTCAGCATGCATTAACTGTAGAGTTCGACAATGAGGGTTCAGATTGGGGACAGACCAATAAGGACTTCATTAACGAGTTTCGCATTAATACTGCAGTCTTTAATGCTTTTAAAAATCATCAACAGACTTCAGAGATTGTCGGCTTCTTGATAGATGAGAAAGGGGAGCTCAGATCATTTTCGCAATTTAAAAAACTTGCACTCCAGGTATCTGAAAAATATAATATCAACTGGCTGCAGACCGAGTATAACACTGCTGTACGAACAGCCAGGGCAGCTATTAATTTCAGGAAATACCTGGCAAATGAAAAAATCTATCCTAATCTGGAGTATCTCGAGAGTACTGCAAGCGACAAGAGAGGAGATCACCTGGATTACGTTGGTACCATTTTGCCTATCAGGCATGAGTGGTGGAAGATCCACCTGCCTCCATCGGAGTGGAATTGTCAGTGTGGCGTAAAACCCACAAATAAAGAGACTACAGGAGTTCCTGAAGAAGGCGAACCAATTAACCCTGTTTTTGAAAACAACCCCGGAGAGACTGCAAAACCGGTCAATACCGAGGAAACGGCTTATTTCAAGAACACGGCTAAGGAGGTTCGGGACCAGGTTGCAGAATTTGGACGCCGGGCTGAGCGGATCCGACAGCGCTTGGAGGAGCTTAAGTTTAAGAGGAAGTCGTTCAAAAGCGGAGGGTATATTGATATTCCTAAAAGTGGTCAGAACAAAAAAGAGGAGCAAAAGAACCTCAAGGTTTATGGACACCTGGCGATGACAGAAGGGGGAAAGTATGCTCTATTGCCTGTATCAAACAGTCCAGGTGTAAAAAATCCGGATGCAATAAACTTGAAGACATATGAGTTCTCTGATGCCAAAATCCCGACAAGTCCATCAATCAGGAATGCTATTCAAAATAGCATCAAATCTGCCTCAGCACAGAAAGTAACTGAGGTAGTAATTTACTTCGATAAGCTAATATCTTCCAGGGAAATGCAAGCAGGGCTTAAAGCTGCCCTGCAGGAAGGTCGTGCAAAAACTATCAGGCAGATCACCATAGTTGATGAAAGTGGGATTAGACATTACGATGCTGACGAGCTGCGGGAGCTCTTTAAATGAACAGGAGGAATGCCTGTAAAGACATTCCTCCTGAAGGGGGAGCGCCTCCCTTGCGGGATGACCCTCCGGCCGGTTACCCGGTAATGCAAATATAGTAATATTTTAATTGATCGATATGGACATCAGTGATTTTGCAGAGAAGCTAAGAGAAAAGATGAAGGAAATAAATGACTTCATTAAAAGCGATGATGCCAAAGATATCGTCGGAACCGAAGCGGTCAATCACTATAAAGAGTCGTTTGCCAACGAGGGATTCACAGACGAGTCTTTGCAAAAGTGGCCTGAGGTGGAAAGAAGAAAGCCGGACTCAGCTTGGTATGGCCATTCAGGTCAGACCGGCAAGGTCAGCGAAGCGCGGAAGACTGCATTGATTCTCTCCGGAGAAACCGGTGAGCTTAAAGAGGCTACTACATACACGAAGACAGAAACCGGCGTAAGGGTTAAAAACGAGAAAGCATATGCTAAGGTTCATAACTTCGGAGGGATGGCTAAGATTTATGGAAAGAAAGAATTACAGATGCTGGCCCGACCATTTATCGGCAAGTCAAAAGTAATGGTCGATAAGATTAAAGCAGAACTTAAAGGCAAAATAATGGACATTTTAAAAAGGTAGGATATGAAAACAATTTACCTCGCGATAATGGAGCAGCTCGAAAGTCTTAGTGCTCTGAAATGGATTGACCTGGACACCGGGCAACTCGCAACGCCAAAGCCATCGGTTTCATTTCCCTGCGCCCTGGTTGGCATTAAACTACCAAAGAGTAAGTCATTGACAGATACTATTCAGGATTGTGATGCCAGAATTACTGTTAAGCTCGGCTTTGATAACAAGGTGCGCACAGCGGCAAAGACTCCGGAAGTAGCGAGAACTGCCTCGCTTGCAGTTTACGATATCATTGCAGATGTGTATAAAATCCTCCAGGGCTTCAGGACAGAAAACTTCGACAACCTTAACCGGGTATCCCAAGGTGATGAGCCGACCAAGAATGGTTTGTTCGTCTATAAAATAGAATTCTCCACTGCATTTGAGGACAGAACTGCTGAACAAGCATAAATAATTAAAAGGGTATTAAGTAACAATAAATAACAACTTAAGCATGGAAACATTTGAAATGATCCGCATGGTCGAGGCGCCAATCGACATTACTATTACTGACACAAGTGTGACTCCGGCAGCTGCTCTTAATCTGAATGGATTAACGGTTAAGTTAACTGTCAAACGCAAAGGCGATCTGGCCGACAATGACGACGCTGCGCTCATAGCTCATATCATTACAGAGCATGCCAATGAAGAGAGTGGCCAGACTGGTTTTATTCCTACCGAGTCCGAAAGAGCTATACCTGCCGGTCTTTATAAGGCAGATGTCAGAGTATTTAATGCTCAGGGCGTGGATCTAATTACCGATACTATGAATTTCAGAGTTTTAGAACCAACTTCAAAAGAGAAATAGCATGGGCCAGATATCTGTTAATATTGTACAGCGTAAAATCTTCCTGCAGCTAAGGGGAGGAGTAACCTGGTTGGGCATCATTGGAAAGCCTTTAGCCTTTCCCCCTGCGGATCATAATCATGATGCGGCATACTTTACTAAGCAGGAAACAACTGATTATATTGCGCTCGGTCTGGCCGGGCTTGTAGACGCTGCGCCTGAGTGGTTGAACACACTTGCCGAACTGAGCGGGGCGATAAATAATGATCCCGACTTTTATAATTCAATAGTTGCGCTATTGGCTGGTAAAGCTCCGTTAGAGCATACCCAAAGTCAAACAACCATTACTGCAGAGCCATTTCAAACACCAGTGTTTGCAAACCCGCTAATATTAGATGCTACAATTCATAAAGATTTTAAGCCAGGACTAATAAACGGGGCGACGACGATTAACCTTGAAAACAGTAGTAATGGCGATTCCGGGGTAATTGAGATCTTCTTAGATGGTGTAGGGGGTTATGCGATCGACCTGGGAGCGATGTTCACAGTAAACGTGACCGGTAATGCTATTAACACAGAAGCGAACAAGAAGAATTTTCTTTTCTGGTTTAATGATGGCGCCAACATCAACTATTCAATTGTAGTGCTATAGAGCACCGATTAAGCATATTACGTAAACTCAAATCGCTTATCACGTTTTCGAATAACTGTTTCAAAGGGAAAGCTATCTTGAGGGACTTTTTGAATCATCTCCATTAGTACCTCAGAACCAGTAAAGGTTATGCGCTCCTCGCCATTGAACACTATTGCAAGCTGCAGCCGGTTATTACTTCTGTTCTTACCGGTGAACTTGCTCTCCTCGATCTTGTAAGCATTAACAACAATCGGGATGTTAAAGATCTCGTCAAAATTGATCTTCTTGCCGTTAAATGTACCCACTGAGGGCTTGATGTTGAATTCTGAAAACTTTTTCATATCTGCATTTTTAAAAGCAAAGCCATCGCTTTTTTTACTACTAACATCGCTTTTTTATTAGTTATTTTTTGCCAAGAGGCAGGGTTTGCAGGGGGTATCTTAGTATTATGCTTAGCTGAGCCCCGATGTTCGCATTCGTATTCGACGCCGCGTTATTCGTATTCAGGTACACGAAACCGGCATTCGTGCCATTGTTCGCATTACCACCACGCAAAAGGGCGCTTTCAACCTGCACAACCTTTAATTTCTTCAAAGAACCAAACGACGATCTCGAATGTCGATTTGCTCGATTTCGGTCTTCCGATTTACGGAAGATAGCAGAGCCGAGCCCCGATGTGCGCAGTCGTATGCGACGCCGCGCGAGTCGTATGCAGGCACACGAAACCGGCACTCGTGCCAGCGTTCGCATTACCACCACGCAAAAGGGCGCGCCAGGCATTGACTAGTCCAGGTGAATAGAAGTAATCACAGAAGTATGTTACTGAATTTCCTCCTGTTGTTTTCGGTAAAAATATTCCCTTTTCATCATGATGCATGAACTTTGGATATCCTGAAGCCGATGGTATGTTAGCTCTATACTCATAGTTGTTAGAAGTATTATCAGCAAAGTTGACAGGATTTTCGCAGGAATAAAACTTGCTATTTCCACCCGCAGCTTCGTGAAAAACTGAACCTCCGTCACACCATTCCCAAATATCACCGAAGGGATTTTCGATTCCCCTATACCGATTTACTTTGACCACACCTGATGCATGACCAAAATTTGGGACAGTATAAGTCAATTCTCCGGTACCGTTGCCGAGAGGATTGCTGGTGCCGCAAGGAATAAGCGGATTATATAAGTTAAATGTATTCCATACAGTGCTAAGAACGGTTGTAACCCCAGCACCCAAGCCTCCCTGCTTGAATCCCTCCCCCGTAAGCGCTCCGTTAACTGCCGCCTGAGAGTTTAGTGTTGCATGTTCAATAATAAATAACTCATACAGTAGCATCGAATGCTTCCATGTAATTACATTCCACTTTGCTCCTGCAGCTCGAGCTCTGGCGTAATTTCGAAAGTTAACAAGTGATATTGAAGTTGCCGGTTTACCCAGCAAGGTGCGATCAGTTCCATCCCACGCTACCTGATTGCCTCCACCTCGATATTCAACAGCCGGATTCACAATGCTCCATTGCTTGATTGGCGCTGTCCTGTTTACAGAGCTTTTATAAGCCCCAAGGTAGAATTTCGGCACTTCTGTAAAGCCAGGCAAAGCACTAACTGAAATCTTGTGATGATAAACCCCTGCAGATGGATTTTCTACCTTGCGGAAATACCGTGGCACTTCTATCATTACCTGTCCATCGGCTCCAGAAAGGTCGGCCACCGAGCCATCACTCTTTTTTGACCAGTCATCTGATTTCAGGTAGTAATTTACTGCTCCATTATCAAGAAGCAGACACCCTCTCATAAGCGATTGCACCGGCAGTGTGGCATGAAGTCCAAGAGAGCCAGTAGAGGCTATTCTGACAAGGTTCGGGCTTGAGCTTGCCTCATTGATCTCAACACCATACCAGTCGGCAGCTGTACCAAAAAAACCTAACATCACATTCTTTCTCATAGATATAATACTTGTTAAATGATTTACATTATTTCACTAGCACCTTTTTAAGTAGATTGCGGCTATTACAGTGTTTGGCCCATCCAATATATGACGCAATTGTCTGGGGCGACTTTTTCTTTGCTACAGCACGGGCAAGGCTTTTCTTAATACTCTTTCGAAGTAAGATATGGGTGTGCCTGAAGACATACCCGACAAAATCTATTCCTCTATCATCAACCGGGAACACCTGATACGTGTGTTTTATTTCGAGCTTAAGGTTTTTCTCCAGATAGATCCGGATCCTTTCAAGTAAATCGTGCAAATAAGGTTTTTCCTTTGATAGTATGACAAGATCATCCGCATACCGGAAGTAGTATTTAACCCCAAGGTCTTCCTTGATCCAGTGGTCGAAATAAGCCAGGTAAAAATTAGCGAAGTACTGACTCAAATAGTTGCCAATAGGTAGTCCGTCGGCGCTGTCAATCACTTCATCAAGGAGCCATAGGATATCCTGATCCTTAATTTTCTTCCGTAGAAGCTGTTTAAGAATGTCATGATCAACATTTGGATAAAACTTTTTGATATCTAGCTTCAGGCAGTATTTAGTACCGGTACTGTCCTTTAATGCCGACTTCAGTGCCCTGGCTGCAGCATGAATGCCTCGCTTTTTAATACAACTGTAGGTATCTGCAGTAAATGTCGCAACAAATATCGGTTCCATAATATTCATCACTGCGTGGTGAACAATCCTGTCAGGATAGTAAGGAAGCCTGAAAATAAGTCTTTCTTTGGGCTCATAAATGAGAAATGTCTTATACTCCGATGTCCTGAATGTTCTCCCCAGAAGTTGCTCGCGTAGGATCCTTAGGTTCTCCTCTTTGTTCCTGTCAAAAGCCTTGATGCCCGGCTGAGAAAGTTTGCCTTTACGGGCAATGGAATCCGCCATGCGAAGATTCTCAATACTGCAGATCTTGTTATATAAATTCCCGTGTCTTTTCATTGTGGTCCTTTGCTTTCAGAAGATCGCTTTCGACTTCGCTACCAGCGCTCTTTGTTTGTTATGTTATTTTTTGCCAAGTGGCAGGGTTTATGCGGTAATTGATGCATAGGTGCGAACTGACATTCGCATTCGAGTTCTCGTAGTTGTAGTTCGAATTCGAGAAACTGAACCTGGACGAAGACGTTGACAGCTGCTACCGACATACAACCTTTATTAATTATAACAACCACTTCTCATAATGCTCTTTACACTTCTCCAATGCCCATAGGGCTTTTTCAGAAGAATTAGTGCAAAGGCGCGAACCGACATCCGCACCCGAGTACTCGTAGTAGTAGCCCGAACACGAGAAACCGAACCCGGACGAAGACGTAAAGGGCCAGGGAAAATATCTAGGCTGACTACGATCGGAGTAATCAGGTACCCATCCATCGTTTATTGCCAGGATAAAAATAGAGCAGAAGATCCCGGCCTTAAATTTCTCTCCTAGATCTGCAGGGAGCATCGAAAGGTCGGGAATAGTGGTAATGTCAAAATTGAGCTTCTTACAAGCCTCCTCCACCGAGGTGATTGTTCTATAATCGAATCCCTCGGCTTTCTTGATTTTAGTCGAAACCTTGGCCATTTTATACTTCTTTATTAGTTATGAATGCTTCCCAGTACTTGGCAAATCGAGTGCCAGAGAATGTTGATCTTTCCTCGTTTTCCGAGCAAAGGCGCGAACCGACATACGCACACGAGTACTCGTAGAGGTAGTACGAATTCGAGAAACCGAACCCGGACGAAGACGCCTTAAAAATCGGAAACCATTTTTTCTGATCATGATTTGTATGGTCTGGCTTCCAGTTGGGGTCATTAATAGCCTTGTTGATAATTCCGAGCCTTTCCAAATTTAAAGTATCCGGACTCAGTCCAAGATGAAGGAACTTCTTATTAAACTCTTCCTCAGTAGTGCTGCAAGCTCTGCAGCAATCGTCAAAGGAATTCAATCTTTCATATTCCTTCTTTTCAAAAGTCTCTTTCCCGAACTCATCTTCGAGTTCTTGCTTGAACCATTCGGGTGCTTCATCATGAAGCCTTCTTGCTTTTTCGGTACTTATTTCCATATATTGACTAGGGTTTTACTAAGCCCGCCCAAGGCTGTTTTCTTTCTTTTTCTAGTCTGGCTTTTTAGTCAGATGAGGGTTGGCTGCCTGCCATTTTTTAAATTCACGAATTCGGAGCTCGACCCCATCTATGTGATCTCTGTCGCATCCCGCGAATCTGCAGAACATTTGATACTCTCGAAGTGTGGGGATTAAGCATATATCCTTTGCTGTAAAAACGAAAATCGGAATCCCCGCCTTCTCTGAGTCCTCGATAATTTTCTTGTCTTTTTCTGTCATCTTTATTTTCTCATTAGTTCCTCAACTCATCACACATTGCCGAACCAAGATCATGCCCCTGCCCCATAACTACAGCTCTCTGGCAGTCATCGCTAAGGCATGCATGATAGGGGCAGCCCCAATGCTCATGAGGGCACTCCGTTACGTCGGGCTTCACCTCCGGTAGAGGATAAATGCCACAGCACAAATCAGGAGTCCGCTGGGTGGATGGGTCAGTATCTGAATCAGGTACAGCTAACAGTTCTCTTGCTGATCTGGTCTTTATGGTCCGTGCCTGGCTGAACAACTCTTTAATAATGTCCCACATCTCCTCTTCCCTGGCAAGCATCTCACGGTACTCAATCCTTAATTGAATCGCCGCCACTGACTCCCCGGTGCATAAAACCTTCAGTATTCTCTTGAGTCGGTGGTTTTCGTTTTGCACCTTGGCAAATGCCGACCTGGATACCATTATCTTTTCGTTCATGGTTGTAACATTGATTTAATGAAGTTGGAAATTAGTTCACTCGAGAGCAACCCGGCAATTGAACCACAAGTCGCAGCGAGGCTATAGAGGATCCTGTCTGAGGTACGTCCGAAAGCTATCCTCTTCACATTTATGGTCCAGGTAAATGATACCAGGAAGGATGCGATCAAGACTCCAGGCATGGATCCAATACTTAGAAAGCAGATATTCACACTCACAAAGTAGACTTGGATAAAGCCGGTTGTGACAATACCAATCCTTTGCTTAAGCTTCAATTGCATGTTCCGTTCGATTAATCGGTTTGAGTCGGCGGATAGGCAAAGAGCAGAAACAGGTACAATCACCGGCTTCATTCTGTATATATGCATCGCCCCTGCGGATTAGGGTACCACACAAATAGCATTTAAATGCCATTACAGCGATCTTTATATAGAACATAACTCAGTAAGCTTATTAATATACAATGGATCCTCTGCGTAACCTATGCCCTTCAGGAAGGAGTAATAGTCATCCATGCATCTACCGGCATTCTGATAGTACTCCTGAAAGGCTTTCATATCGAGCACCGAGTGATACCAGGACTCATAAATGGCGAAGCCGTTTTCGGTCATCCCAATTGCAGTGGTATTTCTAACCCTGGGCATTTTCATGCCAAACAGATTGTTATACTGCAGGCATAAGTCACTGGTAAAATTGCCTGTCTCCAACCGGCCCTGAGATAGAACAACCTCAGGCGCGGTTACTCCAGCATGAATAAGTGCGCTTTTAAGGTTTATTTGATTCAGCTGAGCATAACTCATGAAATAATTCTCAAGTACTGCCTCCGGATCCGGATCAGGTCCGCTTGGTGCATAAACCACCAAACTCATAATTATCAAACTGGTGATGAGAGATGCTTTCTTCATAGCGTTTGAATTTCGTTATACACAAATTGTAACTGATAACGATTTTTGAACCGCTCTGGAGGAATAGAGTGATGTATAGGCTCACAATTGGCATAAGTTTCTTTCCTTCCCTCTATCAGGTATCTTAGGCGTCCTGAAGCATCAACTACCACTGCCTGGAACCTGCCAAGATATGGTAAGGATCCAGGGTTTTCCCTGAACCAACACATATCTCCTTTATTAGGACCATTCTGCTCCTTTTCTATATCAGCCTCCAGTATCGAAGCTTTTTCAATCAGCCCCTTAAATCTTACTTGAAATTTTTTATCAACTTCCAAAAAATTCTTCACCATCTTATCGCCGTGAATGGTGGCGCAATGGCTTGGAGAATTTATTGCTTCCGCAATTGTAGAGAGCGATAAGGTTGTATGCTTCTTGAGAAGATAACAAACCCATTGTCTTGCCAGTGGAAGGTCGCCTTTACGCGACTTCCCCAGGACTTCTGTTTGATCGACCACAATGTAGTCACATACCAACTTAATGTATCTATCTACTGTTTTCATGTGAAGAAATTTTAACAGACAGGTGTGATCCTGCCTACAGGGGTTAGCGGAGCCTGATCTTATTCTTGCTCAGGTTTCGGTTGTAGATCTCTTCGATCATTTCTAAGTATTGAACCTTAGTATGGCAGGGCACCCATTCTCGAGGACTGGCTCCGATCTTTTCAATCAATGTCTCTGATTTAAAATTCTCCGCATTCAGCGCGGCACTTAATGCTGTGGGAAAGCGACTGTCAAAGACGAAGTCCTTCTGAAAACGCTTGTTTAGCTCTACACATAGGTCACATACCGCCCTGCAGTGACCAATATTTGAAACGTCAAGATTCCCTTCTTTTAATTGCTGAAGGCTCCTCTTGCCCGCTCCATTACTCAGGGAGAGCAGAGCGCTGATGGCCATATGTGGGTAAGAACTAATAAGACCGCTGATTTTTGCATATGCCTCTTTCTTTTCTATCGTGTAGAAATCGATATAATTCATGGCGTTCCAGTTTTTCTGGTTGCTATTTAGCATCGAGATGTCCTCACGTGAAAGATCAGATATCTCATAATAAATGGGTAAGCCAAGCTCTTCTGCAGCTGCCAGCCGGTGCTGCCCATCAATAATGGCAAGGTCTGAGTTAACCTTCATAGGGTTCGCATGAAGCAGATTCCGCTTACTAATGGCTGCAACGAGCTGCTTTACGTGCTTCGGATCAATCTCGCGGTTGGCTGTGATCTGCTTGAAGATTGAATAATCAGTTGTACATTCCATGAGTTAGGTTTTAGGGTTATACATCAGTATACTTGAGCGGGATCCGCCGGGAAATACCCTTGTCATCCCTGATGTCGATGTAAATACCCATCGAGCCAGGCTTCGTGCGAATTGCCTTGTCAAAGAGGTCAACTGCATCAACGAAAAGAGAAGCATTGTGGCTCAGCTTCTTACTCTGCTGTATCTGCTCACGATGCTTGCGCAACCTGAGTACTTTACCCATATCAATATTACCCTTGGGCGAATACAGCAGGTCGTTAACCATGGTCCTGAGAAGAGAAACCGACTCTGAATCCTCAAAAGAGTCAAAATACTCATCAAACTTCTCCTTTACCATCGATGCGTAGGTCGAATCGAAATAGACATTATCCGGCTTTGTAATTTTGATCTCAACCGATGAGTCAAATGCATTTATGCTCATCCCATCAGTAGGCTCCTTGCGGTTCATGATCTTGGCATCTCTCACCTTCTCCTCATATACCTCATGGTACGCTTCCCTGGTCAGATCAACTACCTTCCGCAGGTATTTCTCAGCAAGCATGGCAGCCTCTGCTATTCTGTGGCTGTGGCGCTCTTCAGTTTTCAGCACCTTCCGTATGGCATACGTAGGTACCTCGTTTCCTTTGTGGTCTTTCCACATTGTTCCTTTTTGCTTCATTTTATTAAGATTGTTAATTATTACCCTCAAGTTCCTGGAGCTCTTTTTTAAGGCCGTCAAGTGCTTTCTCCATCTCACGTGTATCACGGAGCACTGACTGATAGGTTGTTCTCTTCTGGTTTAATGGTACATCAAGCCATTCATGCCTGCGCGAGACCAGGTATTCAAGATGCGTAATTTCATCACGCATCGTCGCCTGTGAGGCGGCAATGCTCTGTTCAGCTTTTGATTTCTCAGTTATAGTTGTCATAGCTTCTAGGTGTTGGTTATTACTTCGATTTTAGCAATCATCGCTTTCGCTGGAATGCCTAACCACCTTGTGAATGTCGAATAAGATATGTGAAACCGGCACTTGATGTAATCCCTGTATATCCGGGTCAGTGGTAGACCAGGATGCTGATTCTGCATCGCTTTTACCACATCTTGCATCTCGGCAACTCTCTTATAATAATTCAGATGGTTATAAGGCATCCCTTGTTAATTCTGATATGTTGAATAATCAATTTCCTCGGCAGTTAATTTCTCAACCGTCTTGAGATCTTTTGCCTTTTTGACAAAAGCGTAGTAGAGGGAGCGGAGCCGTTCAAGAGGGATCCTGTTAAACTGCTTGCTTTCATCACCCCCGGCCCGTACAGCAATTGCTTTAACAATGCTAAGGTTGCTTTCCTTGTTCATGGCCTTCAACCATGCATCAATGGCGGCTATCAGCCTCTTGCGCCACTTGTCCATATCCACAGCTCCGGGATAGACAATCTTTTCAAGGTGATCACACACGTCAATAAGATCATGTATCGATAGATCCTTGCTTGTCGTTACACCATACTGTGAAAGAATGTCGAACTTGGATTCATTATCGATCCCGGCCTGCCCAAGAAGTATGTGAAACTTCTTGATCAGGAAGTTCTTCTGCTTATCTACAATTGTTTGCATCAGATTATAATTTATTTGCGTTAAATGATAATTTATTGCTTCAGATGGTAATTTGAATTGCAAAATCAAATTCGTCAATCAAGGCTTTTACACGATGGTTGTCAATCATCTGGGTTGCCAGCTCACGATTTGCCTGAAATACTCGTTCAGAGCGTTTTTTGGTCAGGTCCGGATACTGTTTCCGAACTTCGTAGGTGAGATTGTACATTCGCCTTTTATTCATTGATTTTTGTTTTTACTTGTCTCTCATCCAGTACTTGGCAGCTCCATCGGCCCATATGACATACTCGCCACCATTGGGTCCGATATACCTTCCTGTTGTGATTGCCTTGAATCCTTCGACCCAAATCTTTTGTGAAGCATCGAACATCACCCCTCGTGCAGATCTTCCTGAGGGTTGTTTGCCGTCGGCATGTGAAACAAATATTATCAGCTTACCCTGCAGCTTCTCCTTGAACACAATGTATTGCGAGTAGTTCATCCGTGTATACTGAAAGCTGTCTACTATTGCAAACCGGAGATCTCTGCTTTTCATTAGGCGTTCGGAGAGGTCATCCATACTTTCAGTAACCAGTACCACCCTTCTATTTACCTCTGCAAGGCCCTCCTCATGGAATGTTTTCTGAATGGTGTAGCTCGTTGCCTCTTCAAGTGAGTTATATACTACTCTTCCAAAGCGCGAGAGCTCTCTGCAGAGCTGTGCGACAAACCGGCTCTTTCCACTGCCTGATTGCCCCCAAACGAACCAAATGCCTGCAGACTCCGGCCGGCCGAAAGCATCATACCAGGGGCCATGAAAGTCCAAGGTTCGGTATTTCATGGAGAGAAGCTCTGTGACGGAAACAGCACGTTTAAGTACCCTCTTAGCCATATTTAATAAGAGGTTAAGCCGCATTTTTTAGAGCATGTATTTTTCTTTTTATGCGCCGAAGGTCCATTTCGCTATCCTCAATAACCTCCTTAACCACTCGGGGATCCTCAATCCCGTTTGCAACACAGACAGCCGCAATATCAGAGCTTGATAGGCCGTTAAGCTCAATGAATTTCCGACCTATGCGGCTATATATCTCATTATAGCCTTTCTTGTTAAGCTTGCGCCCGCGCTTAATACGCTTCGCCAGATGATCAGTTGCGATCATAATAATACCGCAGTGATCCTCTAGGTTATTATACAGCGTTATAAAGAAATAAAGCACCTGATCGCTCAGCTTGTCGGCTTCATCGAGGATTATCAGTGGGTGTTCCCGCTTTTTGAGAGCCATTACAATCTCCTGCATCATCTCTCCAGTAGTATAGCCCGATGAGTCTCGACCGATTGCATTTAGCATTTCCTGCAGAAAATACTTCCTGTTCCAGAACTCGTTGCACTGAAGGAGATAAGCTCCTTTATGCTCATTTACATAAGTTCTGAGGGCATGCGTTTTCCCGGTACCGGCATCACCAGTGATAGCAAACACTAAGCTATTCTCCTGTGCATCTTTCAATAGATGCTGCATCATTTTCATGTCCCGTGTATCTACCGTATTCCACGAGGTATCCGATAGCCATCCGATCTGGGCCCCCACGCTGCGAAACATCTCATCACTGATAAGTTCCCATTTCCGGTTAAGGATCTGGTTGACCGTGGCAGAGGAGACATTCTTTAAAGTGTTGGAGGCCTGGTTCTGGCTTCCGAAGCGATCACAGTATTCCTGCAATCTGTCAGCGATCTGCTGTTTTTGTAGCTTATTCATGGTAAATAGTATTTGGTTAGTAATGCTTGTAATAGTTTTCATCTTCTTCCCCGTCCTCGGAAACCAGAACCATGTTGCTAATGGCCTTATCTGGATCAATTGCGACGGCGGCTTTTTTCCTGGTCTTGTGCTTTGATATCCCTTTAAGCCCAGGAGTAGAAAGTCCGTAACTTTCTGCATCCTGACCATGCTCCCTCAGGATCGCATCCATTGTCTTCTTCGATTCTTCTCGCAGACGCTTATTTTCATCGATAATTTGTTTGATCAATGCAGCTTCGCCTTCTTCCTGCTCCTGAATTCCGCGGTGTACAGTGATCTTTGTTTCAGCTGCAGTAACAAATCGGAGCCCTGAGGCATCTTTTTCGTACAGGTAAATGATTCCCATATCGTCTGGATCGAATTTGATCCAGAACTTTTTATCGATATTGTTTCGCAGCCATGCCTGATCCGGCACTCTTGGTGCGGAATATACCAGGTAATCATACTGCGCTTTTTTCTCCTTAAATGTGATACCGTATGCCCGGCAGGTAACCGGATCCTTGCGGAGGATCCAAAACATATCTACCATATCCCATGCATCAACTACCGGTGACTTGTCATTATGGCTTGAGAAATACATTTCCAGTCGTGGCCTGCCCGTTGATGGGTGCGCGCCCTGATGCCACTCATCACGACGCTGCTTATACCTTGCTTTTACCTCTTCGAGCGAAGGCAGCTTATCTTTGTTTGCCATTATGAATTCAAGGTTAGCCTTGCTCTCATTCCGTTTGGCGGTTATGTTCTGGCCCGTGAAGAACCAGTCCTTCTTAAGGTGGTTTTGCTGGAACCTCGAAAAAGCATTTTCAATGGTTTTTGATTTTCCGTTATAGGGCTGGGTGCGGATGGCGAGGTGTGCCAATTTTGAGAAGAACTCCCCGGCTTCAAGTTTCTTGTGTCCACCCTGATTGTCAAATTCAACCTGGTATGGCTTGTGTCCGGAGGTCTTAAATGCCATCTTGTATGCATAATATTGTGCCTGGTAATCTTCCGTTGCACTAATGTGATATCCAAGAAACACCTCGCTGTAAGCGTCCATGACTTCATATACCTGGCATGTGGCAACTTTACCTTCTGATGTCAAATAGTAATAATTGAGCTTTGTACCATCAGAGTACCAGAGCGAATCGCGCATAGAGGGAAGCTCGGTGGAGATTTGCATAGCGAACTTCTCCTTACTCTTGAGCTCCCCGAACCGGTAACCGTGCCATAATGGCTGAATGTCTTCTCTGAAAAGGTATTTATGAATAGGACCTGTACTCTTTATCTGCTTCCATCCCTCCAGAGAGGCTTTTTCGTTATACTCAAGCAGCAGCTGTTCTTCGCATGTACATCTATCAACCTGGTTGGCCCACCGAGATAACAACCACATCTTGCCCATGTCGTTGATCTTTTCGGTGTGTTTATTCCCAAAGGCTGCATGTACCAGGCTTATGTATCCGTGCTTTTGATACAGGTGAAACTTATCTGACAACCGACGAGGATCTGAGGGAAGGGTGTGTGGGTATGCTTTTCTGTCAACCTGGTTAATAAGATCAAGAATCCTATTCCACCTGTTCTTAAGTGATCCCTTGTGGGCTGCGCAAAAAGCCTTGTTGCTGTTGAGTGTTTCCCGTGTAGCGTTCAGTATTATTGCGTTGGCATAGTACTCCGCTTTAGCCTTTTCTGGAAGAGACCGGTCACCATTATATCGGTGATCGCGGAAGAATGCAAGCGCAATAGGATCTCCTTTTATACTCTCTTCAAACGCATGCTTGGGAGTAGCTTTGTAGGGATCCCCAATCTTAAAATATATCCTGGCCTTGATGTCACTTCGAAGCTTGTCGTAGGCAAGCAGCGCAGGTGAGTTTTTACACGCCCGGCGTAAACGGACGTGTTGATTTCGATTTATGTAGTGCTTGCAAGCGTAATAGGTCATTATTGGTTGCTCCCGGGGGTCCGGCGATGTTGGCTCGCCCTGGGTTAGCTCTCCCACGGAGATGCAGAGAGTATTCTTGTAGTATTCCATTTGTTAGGTTCGGTTTTAAAAATCGCCTGTCTCTCCAGGATGTCAAGCATTTTCCCCTGCTTTTGAGGGCCGCTTTTTCCCGGCTGCCAGTCCCCTATGGGACTCCTTTCTGAAGGTTTGTTCCCCGGCGGGTTCCGATGTGGCCGCTTACGATCGTTATCCGGGGATTTTGCTTAGTTTTAAGGCGCCAACCAAAAACTAAGCGCTATGATTGATTCTAGTTATTACCTTGCACAGAGGGAGCGGATTGCAGAGCTGTCTCTTCTAGCCTCTTCGAAACAATTGTCTTTTCTACAAAATGTTTTTCTTGGAGCGTCAGGAGTTCTTGGAATTCTAGTTTCTCTCCACACCAGCACGTCAACCGACCTATATATCCGGGTTCTATTTGTTCTCTCAACGGCGCTTCTTGCACTCGGTATCCTAATAATTCTAATAGCAATATATAATCATACAAAAGGTTATGAACTTCTGTGTCAATCATTTCAGGCTGAAGCTCAAAAAGCGCTAGATGAGAATCGGAAAATGATGTCGGTGGCAGTACCCATGAAAAAGAGCACGGTAATCTGCGAAAAGACGAGTTATGCACTCCTGGGTTTATCGGTAGTGCTATTAACACTCTACGCGGCCTGTCTGACCTTTGCCTGAATAATCTGCGAAACATATTGGGACGCTTCATTCAACTGATTTGATTAAAAAAATACACTAATGAAAGAATGAGTGCAAGCAGGCTAAAGAGTAACATTCCTAGTGCGAAACCTACCTGTTTACCTAATTTAAACCATGCCCATTTGGAAATTAGAGGATCTGAATTCGGGGAAGAGGCATTTACTCGCCTTACAAACTCCTCCCATTGTTTTATTGTTTTCCTGCCCTGGCTATTGCGTATACTTCTTAGCGCAAGCTTTTCAGCCAAACCGGCAGGAAGCAATCTTCTTAGCTTTTTCATGGCCTTATGAAAAAGTGATTACCTTAGTGGTGGTATTCATCCAGTCAGCCAGAAGAATATTCATTAACTTACATAGACATGAGTCTGGAAAATTATCTTGCAAGATCACGTGGACCTTATGAAGAGATACTGTGGGCTTTCCGTCCCGATGAGGTAGAACAACTTTGTACACTCGTAAAAGAGATTGGACATAAGGAATATCTTTCCTTTGTCGATCAACATCTGCCAGACATTCTGAAATACATCTCGCTATCTCCTTCTCAACGCGAGCAGAAGAAGTGGGTAAATCACCCTCGTAATTTATTAATTCGCCTTGCAGCACTTCAAGTAGCCTCTGCAACTGTTGATCTGCTCGACGGCCTTCGACCCTTATCCTTGATTCTTGATAGGGGCTCGTATCGTGAGTTTCACTCGGAAACGGCCAATGCTCTGGCGCCATTTCTGCTGAATTTCCGGCTTTATAAGTTTCCTTTCGAGGGCTATGATAATCCATTCCGCCCACGGGTTTAGCTTTTGAGCCGGTTGCTGTTGGATAAACTTTTAATTTTGCCATAATCGATTGATTTAGTTAAACCTTTCTATTCGGTATTTGTTATTGTATCGGGTAGTTACAGCCTTTTCGGTAGTAGAAAAACAAAAGGTGTTGCACCTGGTATCTTGAATCAGGCATGTTATTTCGTCTGACTAACCCCACCGTTTTCTATAGCAGCTTTCCTTATTCTTAGCGCCAGAGGAGTAGATATATTTCCCCGTAGAGCCTCTCTCACAGTGACGTGCGACACACTCATGATTTTCATTAGCCTCACTTTCGCGCCCTGGTCAACAAAAATCTGTGGTAATTTGCCTGTCAATTTTTTTTCCATACTTTTATACGGTTTTTCGTTTATGATACTAATGCAATGATACAATGGATTTCGCCATTATGCAAGAAAAAATACAATATAATTCGCCAATAAAACAAAGAATTTTGTTTTTTGCTGAATCTCTGGGGATTAGCAAGCGCAAGTTTTATGAAATCATAGGTGTTTCAAGAGGCACATTAGAGGCAACTACGGGTATAACAGAGGACATAATGGCGAAATTTATTGTAAAGTATCCTCTAGTTAACCCTGACTGGCTATTAACGGGCAAAGAGCCAATGCTGAAACAGAAAGAAAGGGAAGAGCAACCGGTTGCCCAGATATCCAGCGTTCAAGGAATTGGCATTCCGCTGGTAAGCATGGAGGTGGCGGCCGGATTCGGTAGCGGAGATTTTGCAATTACCGATCAGGATATTGAGGCAAATTATGTTGTGCCTGACTTTAATGGAATAGATTTTATGATTCGGGTGAAAGGCAGTAGTATGTATCCAAAGTATAGCAGCGGAGATATTATAGCCTGCCGGAAGCTCAATGACAGTAAGTTTATCCAGTGGAATAAGTGTCATGTAATAGCCACCCGCGAACAGGGGCTACTCGTTAAGCGTCTTAAGAAAGGATCCTTGGAAAAAAATATCCTGGCTATTTCAGATAATAAGGAATACGACCCATTCGAGATCCCAATAGATGAAGTAACCGGTATAGCCCTGGTAATAGGAGTAATCAGACTCGAATAAAAATTTCAAAATGAGAGTGAAAGTAAGTTATAAGTACAATCCACTACTTTTTACAGAAAGATCAAGGGATAATTGCGGCTTGAAAAACATGAATTTCTGGCAGGCTCTGGATTCTTTGCAACGACAGAATCCAAAACATCAGATTTATGTAGATATTAAGCTTCGTCTTGATCCTTTCGTTCGTCGCTATTGTGAAGATCTTGTAATTCTATGCGAGCAAGAGAGTATTCAAAACAGAGCTCTTCAGATTTATAAATCAGAGTATTACTGGGCGCCTTTAGATCCTTATCCTGGTGTCCAAATAGATGAGAAAGATGTTCATTCATCATGAAGCCTGATACCCTGTTAATAATTACGTTCTCTAACATAAAACAATCCTTATCAGTTATGGTATTAGCTGTAAGAGGAATAATAAGCCCATTCGGATAATTCTTTATAGCCTGAACGACAGATCCTGTTTCATCAATAATATCAAACGCAACTCTTAATTCAAGTTTTCCCATCTTTTGATAATCAAAATGAAAATATTCCCTCCTAGCCACCTCAACCAGAGAAGGAACCGGTTTTAATATAATAAATAATCCGATCGGCTTCTCTTCTTGTGTCGATTCCACTTGGAATATAGTTTCTATTGGCAAGAAGCTTCAGTATGATCTTTTTTCTCATTCTGATTGCTGCTCTTTCTCGAATCCATTCAATAATTTTCATACTTAGTTTTTTACAATATTAAACAATTTGTGCATCACACGCGCGCACTTTAGACTCTTTTTTTAATCTATTTTGTTGAACATAAGCTAAATAGGCACAATTTGAGTTGTACAAAAAGTGTATTAGCACCCCCCCTTAAGGGGGTAAAACGTCGTTTTTTAGGGCATTTTTGTACACTATCCCCCCCTCTTAAGGGGTATAAAAAACATGGTTTTGGCACCCCATTTGGCACCCCATTTGGCACCCCATTTAGAAAAATCACCTTTTTTTGAGATATTTGTTTGCCAGGAGATCCCCGGCCCGATGGGCGCTGGTACCGTAACCTATTTTAAGGCCTTCTGTGCATTTAAACACCGCAATTAATGCAAATACCCGCTTATTATGGTTTGAATTAAACCTAAGCAGGTATTAAGCCCCTTTTAAGGGGTGCTTTATTAAACCTTTATTGAATCATTTTAAAGCAATTTGCGCAAAACGTTTTTTTTGCCGCGCGGGAAAAAGCACGCTCAAAGCCTCATTCATTGCAAGGTTCAGTAGTATTGATTAGAAGTGTGTTTATGTACAATTCATTTTTACCCCCTTATTTACACAGAATCCTGACAATCGTTTTTGTT